AAATACCGTCGCCCAGTTGCCATCGGCCTTGATGCCTCACGTTTCGACCAACATGTGTCACAATTCATCCTGACTTGGGAACACTCCATTTGGTTGAAGTGCTTCCGTAGTAAGTCAGATCGTGATGAGCTGGCCCGGTTGTTAAAGTGGCAACTTGACAATCTGGGGTTTGGATACTGTAGGGACGGAACTTTAAGGTACAGGGTGTCTGGATGCAGGATGTCTGGGGATATGAATACTGCTAGCGGTAATTGCCTGATAATGTGTGCTCTCGTCTGGGCATACGCTAAGGTTAAGGGCATTCAGTGTTCTCTAGTGAACAATGGTGACGATTGTGTCGTTATCATGGAGAGCCGAGATCGAGAGAGGTTCTCTGTGGACCTAGCGGTCTGGTTCCGTGAAATGGGCTTCACTATGAAGGTTGAAGACCCCGTGTTCGACTTTGAGTCCATTGAATTTTGCCAGAGCCATCCCGTGAGTGACGGTGAGGGCTACGTCATGGTCAGGGGTTTACGGGGGTTTGTTAAAGACGCGTATTCCCTAGTGCCATTGCGCAGTTCATACATGTTACACACTTGGTTGGCCTCTGTGGGTGATGCTGGTATGTCGCTCACTGGAGGTATTCCTATCTGGCAGGAGTATTATGCCGCTTATCAGCGTATGGCTGGTGCGCAGTCCTCTAAGCGCAGACGTCGAGGTGCACGGTATACGCTTGATCAGAGTGCCTTTGAGACGGGAATGATGATGTCTGCTATTGGTATGGACCGTCGTTATGGGCATGTCACGGACTTGGCGAGATATAGTTTCTGGCTGGCCTTTGGCATAACTCCTGACGAGCAGGTCGCCATTGAAGACGTGTATCGTTCCTACGGCTCGGCCGTGATTCCTGCGTTACCTGGGCAAGAGCCCCAGCCTTGCAATGGTTTTCTCACATCCTATGAGAGTGGCGATCTATAGCGCTATGGGGTTCACAAGATTAAATGGCCCAAAACGGTGGTGTTTTTAAACACCTCAATACTTCCGTGCTAACCAAAATGCCGAGAGACTACACGGCGCCGGCCTTCGGGTTCTTGTGGATGTATAGTCCCAGTGTCATCTCCTGGGATCCCATGTTGAGATGGTTAAGTCTAAGAGAAGGGTTAATCCGGTGGTTCTTCCGCCTACTTCGAAGGCCGCTAAGCGTCGAGCCAAGAAAAAGGCCACGCCTTTTGCCGATGCTGGAGAAATCATCGGCAGTAAATTGGGTGCTATTTTTAATTACCCGATTTTACGTGGCGCTGGTCGTTGGCTTGGTTCGGGTATTGGGAATATACTTGGTTCTGGGGACTATGAACTTATGGGCCCCATGCCCAAGTATAATGTCTTGATGAGCGATGCGCAGATTCCAAAGTTTTCCACCACGCGGCAGACGAACGTGGTGTGTCATCGGGAGTACATTGCGGATATCAGCGGCACTGCTGCTTTTACGTTGGCACAGTTTGCACTCAACCCGGG